AGTAATAATACTTCTATATCTGTATCCACTTAATGGTGCAGTTGGAACTGTTGATCCAGGATATGACCAAAATGCTCCGCCAGGTCCATCAGATACAAGGTATGCACCTCTGGTTTCATCTGTCTGCTCTGGCAGTGGTGTTAATGGATTGCCATCTTTATAAAATTCTCCACCACCAACAAGGTCAATATTACCTTGGTTGATTACAAGTTTTCTTGGTAGATTGTTAGCACTATTCACTCCAACATTACTGGTAGTATTAACACCAATACCACCTTTGAGCATGTGAATTTGCTCTCTATATGTTGTGCCGTCATTATCTCTTGTTGAAAATTCAAGGCGACCACCATTAGGAATAAATCTAATGTATGCTTGACCGATACCAGTATTTAACCTTGGGAAGTAACTGTTATCAGAGTTGGGTACGTTGGTTGGGTATGTTTGCGTGTTATAATTACTGACATTCATACCAATGCCGCCAGCATCCCAGGTCCTTCCACCTTCGGATACCCACATCTGCATATTGATTTCACCAGTACCGCCACCATTATTAGCTGCAGGCAGGGTCATTCTAAATTGTGTGGTGGTATGAGCACCAATTAAATGTAATTTTACTTTTGGTGCATCATTGGAAATTCCAATTGCACCTTGAGTAGTTACATTTAATAAATTTGATCCATTTACATCACGTAAAAACCAAAAGTCAGAATTTGCCGCTCTGTTAGGTCCATCATAACCCATTCGGATGGCACCATTACCCGCAACTGCACCACCTTCATAAAAATGAATTTGAGCTGGAGTTGTAGATCCAACTCTACTTGCAAGTGCCATTTCACCTGTTAGGGCAAAATCTTTATCACTAGTAGCATTATTTACACCTACATTTAAATATCCATTGTATCTCGCAATGTCCACTCTGCCTGAAGCATCAACAGTAATACTGGGAACCCCAGAAATATCATTAACTGAAAAAATTACACCAGCAGTTAAGTTATTTGTAAGTGATAATAATTGCCCAGCAGTAGATTCAAATGAAATAGAATTATCATCAAAAACTCTTAAGTATACAGGAACATTTCCTTGACCAACAAATTTTAATTCAGGTAAATTGGTTTGCCCCCTATTTGGCGTTATAAGGATATCCTTATCAGAATTTGCCATCTTAATCTATACCTTTTATTGAATATTTATAATTAATAACCATATCCACCATCACCAGGAGCAAATCCATATCGTGCTTTAAACCTCTCCCAATTCTGTTTAATTTCTGCTTCTGTTAAAACTTTTGCATAGATTCTTGCAATAGTAATAAAAGGACCATTAGTGGCGTTACCTTCCATGGTGCCAGCATACCCAGTTCCAATTCTTACTGCACCTGCTTGACGATATGAATTAGTTCCACCAGCAGCACGAACACTGTAACTACCTACTGGTTTACCATTAAATCTATTTTGTCCCGCAGATGGATTAGGTCCAGGAAGTGTAGAAGTCCATTGAACCCAACTTCCTCGTGGGAAAGCTGTACTTGTATTGGAGTAATCATAAGCGCCTCCTGTAGCACCACCTCTATAATGACTTAAATTTTCAGCGGTTTCCCAGGTACATGCAAATTCATTCTGATAACTTGCTCCACCAGAAATAGCATTCTTTTCAAAAATTGTATCTCTTTCTGTAACTGAATCTCCATTACTCCAAACAATAAGTTCCAAAGTTGCATTTCCACCTGTCCAAAATCTCTGACCTTCTTCATTAGTAGATGACCAGTATCCACTGTTATTGAATTGGAAGCATGGAACTCCCTCAATTGAAGTAAAAGGTGTTTGTGTTCCCGAACTAACCATAACAATTTTACTAGCTAAGTCATACCAATTGGAACCAGAACCTGGATATGATTTTGGATTTCCAGCATCAACTTCAAATACTAAACCCTCTGATGGATTATTTGGTCCTTGAATAATTGCCATTAGTGATTACTCTCCTGTTTCGATTTCAACTTCTAATCTATTTACATCCTTACGTTCTGCTTGTACAAAGTAGAACGCCGCCCCGCCACCAGTCGTGATCTTATTATCAGCGACATCAATTACCCAACGATTGCCAGAGTCACCAATTGCAGTCAGTTGAACTGTAATGGTCTCCTCATCGACAAGTGCTGTCCAATACTCAGGAAGTTCAATTACACCATCTGTGACACGTCCTCTGACGTATACACCATGCTCAGGACCCTCAAGTGAACCATGTGCAAGTTTGAATCCTTCCTTAGTTGGGTGATCAATTAAGAAGGACTTACTTGTTGCAGCAAAGGAACCATTGACGGTAACGGAATAATTATTATCTGGATTACCTTGGAAACCAATATTACCAACTTCATTGACAGACATTCTCTGAGAGAAGCTGTTGGAAGTGTTTCTAGTTAATAACTGGAACCAAGCATATCTGTTAGTAGCAGATGAGTATCCATTGAATCCCATCTGACCAACAACGGTTCCATCTGGTTTGAGCATTTCAAACCAAGAATCATCGCTAGTATTGTGAATTCTAATATCATTATATTGACCCTTGATTCTAATATTTTGATTTGCTGCAGAAGAACCAACCTGAAGATTACCAGTAATTCTTAACAGTGAGTTGTTAGAATTACCAACAGTCAATCTCATACCTTCATAGAAGGTAGTTCCCTGCCTATGAGTCCACCTAAAATACTCATTAAGATTATCATTTACTTCAAATTCTAATCTAGAATTGGTATCTCCATCTCCAGTATTGTAGAACTTGATAGATGCACCATCAGTATTTCTTGACCAGACAATACCTTGCTGATCTTGGTTGAAGGTAATGTCACCTGACATAGTGCCACCAGTCAGTGGCAGGTTACCAGTAGCAGTACCAATAAATCCAGAAGATGCAACGATGTATCTTCCACCAAAGTCACCATTAGAAGTACGAAGAACTGCATCACTATTACCTGCAGTATTATAAGTTAATGCAGGTGCAGTTCCAGTGACGCCAGTATCAAATGCAACGTTACCTGCGTGCCAAATAGTATTACCATTAACTTGAGCAGCATTTGCTTGGAAGTTGAGGTTACCAGTTCCAAGAGTGCTAGAACCACCACTTGCAGAAATTCTTACATCATAATCAACATTATTACCAGAAGAATTAAAATCAATATATGGTGAAGTTGATTCTGTAATATTACCAAGATTTAAGTATGAAGTTCCAGTAGAATCCGAACCGAACTTTGCCTTGACCTTAGAATAAGTTTCTTCCTTAGCTACACCAAAGTCAGTCAGTGGATAGTATTCTGCAGGAGCAGTTGCAGTACCAACTTTCTTAATGGTGCTGTTCAGGTTACCTGAAATCAGTTCAACAGTAAGAACTGTCCATGGATTAGAAACTCTTCTTTCAAACTCGAATTCGGCATCACCGTTAGTTGCAGTTACCGTTCCACTAATATGTGTTGGGGGAACAGTACCAGAGTTGTAATTGCCAGTTACAGAATTAGCAACTCTGTAAATGTTATGACCGTATACAATACGATCATTTCTATTATAACCGTTTGTATTTGATGTCCATTCTGTATTTTCTTCAACATATTGTGTGCCAGTTAAGTAATTGGCAGGATCAAGATTGATATGTCTCTTAAGGATTCTTACTGTACCTTCATTAACATTATTAGCGGTATACAGGTTAATAGAAGTGTCTCCACCAGCAACTGTATCAAGAGCATTTAATACTTCTTCAGTAATATTATATCCTTCAATATACAAATCATAATGTGCGCCGTTACTTGTCTGGAACGCTGGATTTGGAACAGTAATTCTTACTTCTTTATTGAAAGAATGCTCTTCCAATTGAGTTGGAATTCTGCTATTATTGATTGTATCAGTAATAGTATTGAGACCACTTTGATACCAACGTCTGTTATAACCTTGGAACAGATCTGAATCAAGACCTGAACCTACACCGTCATTGCCATCATGCCAAACCTTTCTCCAGGAAGACCATACATCGAGTCCTGCATTGTTTTGATATACAGGCAGTGATGCAGTAATGACTGCTACTGTGGTGTAATTTCTAGTATTTTGCTCACCAAAAATGCTAAATGGAAGTTCAACTTGGAAAGTAGGTGAAGAAGAACCAGTTAAGTTATATCCCCAACCTTTATCTGTAATTTCTACATTAGTGAAAGATCCATTGACTACAGTAAGATTAGCTTTCAGACCATATCCAGTACCACCACCCAGAGGGACATCATAGTAAGTGCCGTTAACATAACCAGAACCAGCAGTAGTAATTGTCAGAGAGTTTACATGGTTTGGACCACTGTTTCTTAAGAACAGGTTATTGTTATCAGTTACTGCCAACTGATTCATTGCACCTTCAGCAAAGGTAGTTGAAGTACCACCCCTTCTTAAAGTAATTACACCATGATAGAGACCACCATCTTCAAGGAATTCCCATTCATTAGCATAACCAGGGTTAGCATCATTATCTTTCCACTGGAAGTGACCACCTGCAAGATAGTTGGATGGTTGGAATGTAGAAGTCCTTGCATCCTTTGCAGTCAGGATTTCACCGAAACTTGATGTACCATCAATGTCAATACCATAAGTACCAATGAGGCAGTTTGCAGGAAGACCTGGAGTTGCTGTACTTCCTGGTACAAAGTTATCACATTCAACATAGAAGTTAGAATCTTTGTTGTCAAGTAAGTCAGCATCGAATCCAGAACCTTGACCTTGGTCAATATCAATAGCGCCATCAGCACCAATAATAAACTGACCAATCCTTACACCAGATCCAGTATCTGACTTTCTAAACTTAGAAACACCAACAGTACTATATGCATTAGCGTTTGGAGTATTACCATTAACTCTATCAATATCAATAACAACATCGTTAGAAAGTTTAGGTGATGTTGCATACATTGCGAGCAGAGTTGCTGCCGATGTTCCTGTACCAATGATTGGTGGAATTGGAGTAATTGTAAATGAGGTTGCATTACCAGATCCAGAATACCCAACACCAGGATCAGTAATAGTAATATATTGAATTGCGCCGTCAGTTACAGTAGCGGTTGCAGTAGCATCTACACCATTACCACCAGTAATTTCAATAACAGGAGTATTACTACCTAATCCAGAAGTACCATCAAGAATATTAATTCCAACAACTTGACCACTAGAAATAACAGCAATTGCTTTGACACTAGTCAAAATAGATGGATTTTGGGGATCTGTCCAATTGTCCTTGAATGTTACTGTAGGTAATTCAGTATATCCTGTACCACCATTTGTAATGGTGACAGAACTTACAACTCCATTAGATACCTTAATTGTACCTTTCAGATTTGCTCCATTACCACCAAGAAGGTTAGTATCAGTATAAGTTCCAACGGTATATCCTTGACCACCGTCTTCAATTTGAATCTGTTTAATATAAGTACTTACACTATTGTTAGCACCCAGAATGATTGGTGAGTCATCACCAATTCTCATAGACGATACTGCAGGCGAGAATAATGAGTCACCACGTAAGTATGTCAGAGAACTTGCTGGATTCTGTGCAGTAACAGATGCAAGTCGAGTTGGGTTAATAATACCTGATGTAATAAACGAAGCATCAATTGTAGAAGACGTTAACTGAATCCAGTTATCGGCATCAAAACCTGAAGTATTAACAACGTTTGAAAGTGTAATAGTATTAGGAGTACCTGCCTGATCATCAATCGTATCAGTAACTTCTGTCTTAATACTATTAATGATATTGATACTTAATCTAGATCTAATAATAGTTGTTAAGATGGCACCAGATCCTGTAGAACTATTGACGGTAATAGTTCCTGCTGCTGTAGATGGAGCAACAAAATAATTATCACCACCAGAAGTTAGAGTTACACCAGTAATTTGACCACCATTGACAGTAACAGTACCGACAACTGCTGCAGTGCCTCCAGAAGGTGCTGTAAATGTAACAGTGTCTCCATTTACATAAGAATTACCACCATTATTAACAACAACTTGTGTTACTGTACCTACAAGGAAATTAGTTACCTGACCCTGACCCCCACCTGGAGATGCCAGAGTAAAATCACCATTACTGAATGTATGTAAAGTATCTGGAACAAATTCAAGAATCTGACTATCCAAATCATTGTTAAGAATGTATGAAATTGGAGTACCTTGAGTTTCAAAGATGTGGTTACCAGAACCAGCGTTTGTAATAGTAATTTCAGTTCCAGAAGAAGCGTCTGTAATTGAAGATGCTAACTGAATTGTATTAGCATCAATAACAATAGCATAGTAAGTTTCTCCATCTACCAGAGGTGAAGGTGCTGTTACAGTTCCCGTTCCTTCATAATAGATAACAGCGTCAGAGGTGTTAAGACCATGATTATTAATGGTAAACTCATCTGTGGTTGTATTAATATCAGATGATGTAAAGTTAAACTCTTGTGTTGCGGTTTGAATAACAATGTCACCAGCAAGTGGTCCTTCAAGTGAAAGACGTGCTGCTTCATCAACAACAGTGAAGATATTAAATGGTCTCAGTGCTGGCAGTTGGTCAATATTGATACGACCAGAGTTGTCTAACTGAACCAGAGCATTTGGAGTTGGAACAGTAGAATAAGTACGACCAATGTAAATACCTAACTGGTTACTAATGTATTCATATACTGCTTTCTGAGTCGAGAGTAATTCATCAACTGGACCAGGACCACCAAGTTCAACAGCACCTAAGGTATTGTCTGTAGAGAATCCTTCAATGGTTACATTACTGCCACTAATTTTCAGGAAGCTAACTTCGGAAATTTCAACAGTACCACCAAAGGTAATGTTACCAGTTCTGTTTTCTACGTTAGCAAAGTAACCAATCTTGAAGTCACCAAGTTCGTCAGTACCTGATGCATAAACACGACCGTTTAACTGGGATACTTGTTCAAAGTCACCAGTTTGATCTGAACCTCTTGTACCACCATTTTGGGGCAGAGCATTATAATCATTACCAGAACCAGAGAATTCCCATGTGTGTGAAGACGAGTTGCAAATAGATGGTCTTAAGAAATCAATTGGGTGATTCTGTAATTTAACTTTGTTGAATTCATTAATAACAAAGAATCCATCATCTCTTTCTGTAGCACTTGGGAATGGATCTCCCTGAGTGCCTTCAATTGATGGGTTATCGAGAATTTCATCAAACAGATCATTTAAAGTTTGAAGTGCTGATTGTACGTTAGCGCAATCACCACTTACATAATCGGGAGCAGTTGAGATGTCATGAATGACTGTATTATCAACATATGGAATTTCATCAGTCCATTGTGCTACGTAGTAACCATTGGTTGACTGCTGAGCAGTAATAGTTCCGCCCTTAATTACCAAAAGATTATTGATTGCTTTCTTAGCAAGTGATACTGCTTCATCAAGAACTTCCTTAGTTGCTGCTTCGTAACCAGCAACGTGTTGAATTGCATTGCCACTTACATATAGTTTAGCAGCATCCCAAGTTGCATCATTTGCATCAAACTTAATATCAGTTGCCCATGCCTTAACGATTTCTTCTACGTCACGAATACACTTGTCTCTATTTTGATCAAAGGTATTTGTAGAGGTTGCTGCAGTAGTGAAGTATGCTTCTTCTGCAATATAACGAGCATTCTTTTCAAGAAGAACTGATGCATCAGTGTAACGGTTTTCGTTACCTCTAACTCTCATTGTCGAGTTAGCTTGGACCTCTGCTGTAATAGGAGCAGTTGGTGTAGCTGAAATAGTATTTTCAATAAAGTATTCAGGGTTTTGACCAGCACCACTAGTCAACTCAAAACCTTGTGGTCTAATAAGATAATGCTCAAGAGGTGCCTCACCCAAACCATCAACAGTAATGATTGGTCTACCAATATCGGTAAAGGTAATATTATCAATTTCACCTTTGTGGAATGAATATGCTTCTTCCCTAAATCCAGATGCTCTGAGTGAATATGTACCAAAGTTAGATGCAGAGTTGGTCAGTGATGCATAACCACCAGATTCGACAAGTGCTCCATCTTGAGTGAAGATACAGAATACCGAAACCAGCTGGGTATATCCATCATTAAATACTCTGTATGCTGTACCACCAAATGAAATGATAGTGAATGCAGCAGCAACCATCGACTTACCTTGTGGAGGCAAGTTTGGTCTTCTTACGTTAGGTTCTGCAACTTTATTTCCATCAATTTCACATCCACCACCACCGAGGAATGAAATTACAGATGAGTTGAAGATGTATGGAGATACTTCAATGATTGGAAGATCATCCCAGGAATGACCAATATTAAAGAACTTATTATTGCTATCTGCATAAGATGATGTTGCATACTCTACTGGAGCAGTGCTGCGACCATTGATTCTATCAATGACAATATTCCACAAAGTATACAGAGAGTTTGCTACATTGTCGCAGGCAAAGAATCTGTTAGAATCATAAGTATTTGAAATTGTATCATCTTGATATACAGCAATACCAAGTGAAGCATCAAACTCGGTTCCTACTCCATCAAAAAGGATATCGGCATTATTAGCACCAAGAACTACACCTACAGTGTAACTAAACGCAAATGCATAGGTTGGACCGCTGTTTGAGGTATATGAAAGTTCCCAAGTTCTTCCTTTATCTTGAGATGTATAGATGTATGAACTTGCTCCAGAGTTGTATCTTGTCCACAATCTATGTCCATCATGAACTACCTTACCAAAACTATTAGTTGAGATATTTCCTGTTGGAAGTGTTTTGGTTGCGTGATTGAGGTTATCATTAGTTACTGCAGTAGTAACAATGGTTGTCAGAGTATCAATGGAAGATGCTACATCTGCACATGCAGTTGCAGGATCAGATCCATCAAGAGAAATATCTGGTTTTGTAAACTGAACAATGTCAGTTGTAAACTGTGCTTCTAAACCAGATGTATAAGTATTGTCTGTCAGATATGAAAGCGTAATAGAAATATTACGCATTGCATCTTTAGCAAGATCTCTTGCATTGTTGATGATTGCTACAGTTTCTGCCTCTTCACCATCAACATGAGTTGTACCAACATAGTAAGAAGCAGCATCATAGGTAGCAGCATTACCACCATGGCGGATGTCATGAGCGATTGCCTCAAGGACATCTACAACGTCGTCTACACAGTTCTGGTTGCCAGTTGGGATAGTAAATGCGTTTGCATCAACATATGCATAAACTGCCTGTGCTGCAATGAGTTTCTTGTTCTCAAGAATAAGATCAGCAGCATCCTGGTAACGATCTGCTTCTACATTAGAAGTGACATAATTAGTTTCCCAAGTTAATCCACCATCATCACTGATACAGAGTTTGCCGTTAGTTGAGGTAGCAACCATTCTACCTTCAGTCCAAGTAATACCAAGAAGTATATTACTTGTTCCACTTTCCTGTTCAGTCCAAGTATTTCCGTCAGAGGATTCAAGAATCTTACCTAAAGCTCCTACAGCAATAAACTTATCAATATCATCATTATAAATTACGTCATATAAAGCAAGAGATCCAATACCACTTGTTCCTGCTTGCCATGATGTAACGTTGTTTGAATATAAAACTGTTCCACTAGCACCAACTATAACATAAGTGCTACCATTATATGCAATAGCCTGAAGATTTACAGTAACTCCTGAAGTTACACTATTCCAATTTTCACCATTATTTGACCAGAGAATAGTTCCATTCCAACCTACTGCAATATACTCTGGAACTCCTCTTAGACCTACTGCCCACTTATTCCAAATGATATCTGTAAGATTTTCTGTTGTTCCACTTGTTTGTGCAACCCAAGTAGAACCATCTACTGAAGTGTGGATTGCTCCAGAATCTCCAACAGCAACGAACTTTTCATTATCCCAGATAGCAGCATTAAGACCGCCAGTGTATCCACTTACTCTAGTAAATGTACCAGTGCTTGAAGTATCAACATAATTTAACTGGTTACGCATTGCCTGAATAGACAGGTCTCTTGCTTGCTCAAATGCGTAACCAGTTTCCTTGAGTTGATTCTCAATGTGAGTTAATGCACCAGCATCATAGTAGTAATCTGCTGCTTCCTTGGTTGCAGCATTACCACCCCAGGTCAAGTCATAGTTAATAGCATTAATAATATGACCGATATCGGTTTTGCACTGATCCTCATCAGGAACAACTAAAGAGGTATATTCTGCCTTAGCTCTTCTAAGGGACTCTGCTGCAATACCTTCTTGGTTTCTACCAATCAGATCAACAGCATCAAGATATCTGTTTGGACTCTTATTGGATTCTTCAAATTTACGTGGAGAGTTATCGAGAGAGAATACTACATAGTGATCGTCTGAAGTTACAGTCGCACCAAACGAAGTAACACTATACTCACCATTAACTGCACCTAGAGAAATAAGATCAGTTGGAGTATCTTTAAATACTACAAATTGAGTACTAAATCCGTCAGCTGATTCAATTCTGTGAGAAACATACTGCCTACCATTAAATCTACCAAGATCCCCAAATGTTCCCTGATTCGGTAAATTTGCAAGTTCTACATACTGCCCTACTTCATACTCATGATAGAATCCATCAACAATGGTAACAATAAGTCCCTGGGGATAGTTAATAGGATCATACTTTAAACTCTTAACACCATATGTCTGGTGACTGGTTACATGCTTAACGACTTGTGCATCTGGTGTTAACTGCTCACCTACATCTACACTAAGGTTATAAGTTGTAGAATTTGTTGTGTATTGATAGATTGCACCAACGGAATCAATATCACCAACGATATTGTTAATAGTGACGACACCTGATTGATCAGTAGCATCATTAAAAGTAACATCAGTAATGACACCAGTACCTAACGTGGTAGTATTTGTAAGTACTAATCCAGGAACAAGAAGAATACCACCACCATTGGAACTGAAAGTCAGTTCCCATTCTTGAGGTGCAGCAATCTTGTGTCCTAATTCAAATGCTCTTCCATACTGACCACCTAAAGTTTTAGGATAGAAGAATCTTTGCTTATCGTCAAATACATAAGCATATCCCCAAGTAAATGCTGGGTTGCCTTCAGAGTTAAGATTATCACGGAAAGTAATGCCTGTTACATAGTTCTCGTTCGACGCCTTGAACATATGTTTCCCAGGATTCTGGGGTCTAATGATACAAAGACGAATGTTATCACCTACAACAGAACAAAGATCTGGCAGGGAGATTGGGTTATCTTCTAAATAATCTCCACCTGCAACGATGAGGGTTTCTTTTTGATCGGTAAGAGCAGCAAGTTGAGTTGCTCTTTTAATTGTTCTAACTGGTTTGGTAGCGGAGCGACCATCAAAGTCATCAGAACCAATCTGAGCAGAAACGTAAATACGACCACCAACGTCGTTTGTAGCGATGTTATATACGAAATTGGTAGTAGCAATTTTATTGCTGTCGTCATCAAATGTTGGAGTTGCCGAACGAGGGTACAGCAATTCTCCAGTATCTGGATCTGGGAATGTTTGGAGAATAGGAGCACGAAGGTTCAAACTTGGGTTAACAATCGTGTCAATATCCAAGTTTGCGATACGAGCAGTATCTGAAATGATGGAGGTTGTCGTTCTAATCTGACCCTCAACATCCAATTCATATTGCGGATTGGTTGTGTTAATACCAACACGAACCAGTTTATCCACATCATCAGTCAGGGTGCCAAAAATGGCAACCTTTTCATCAGCACCACCACCAACATCTAAACGAACACTAGTATCGTTTTTGATTCTAAGGGTGTCTGACTTAATAACCTGTTTATCAGCGTTAAATTCTAAAGCCATTTGCTCCTATGGTCTCCTCGTTATTGTATTTATCTAATATTAATAGTTGCGTTCTGTATATACAATTTCTACCTTGCCACTCCATCTAATTCCATTTCCTCTAAGTTCAATATCAGATGTAGTAGAAACTGAAGGAGTAAAAGATACCTCTTTAGTGGTATTGTTTACAATAGGAACAACATCCCAAGTGTGTCCAGGAGGAATACTATCCTTTACAACACTTCTTGAAGATGCTGCTAAAGTTAAAGTATTAGAACTATCACTAAGTACAGCAGATTCAATTTTAACTGCATATTCCCAAGTGGGACTATATGAAGTCACTTCTAAGTTTTGTAAAAGAACTGGAAGATTTAAATCTAAAGGTGATGCAGTATCAAATGTAAAACTATCAGCATCTACAACAGTTACGTTGTAATTATTATTGAATCCTGTATATGGATTCTGAAATTCAACAGAAATTAAATCATTATCTGCAAGACCATGATCTTGTAAAGTGCATTGAACTGTAGTACTATTTGCGTTTGCATTGAATGTAACTACTGGATATCCAACCCAAGTACCAAGCAAGAATCCAGTTACAAATACAATTCGATCAGATTCAATTACATGACCAGGCTCCATCTCTAAAGAGGTGATAGCATTATTTAAACTTCCATGTACAATGTATTCTTTTTTAAAAGTTTTATCATTAGTACTGTCTAAAACCTTTACAGTATTAGCATCAATAATATTGCGATTTTCATCAATAATTGTTGCTTCTGCAACTGAAAATCCACCTTCGGATTGTAATGACTTTAAAACCTTAGTTGCCATTTAATTATACCAGAATTGTATTCGTGATTGCCTTGATACTATAAACTGTAGTTGAAGATCCAGTGACATCTTCTACAGCGATAATAACATTCCCATTTGTGTCTACATCAGCAGAAACATCACACAGGACTACATCAGTATATAGTTTAGAAACTTCGGTGTAATATACAGAAGAACTGTCACTACTTACCAAGAATGAAATTTCACTATATTGTCTTCTTGGGGTTGCAGAATCGTCAACAATTTCAACCATCAATCTTCCAGAATGTCCTGTAAGAATTGAATTGGTTTGATCGTAAGGGACCATAATCAAGTTAACTGCATTACCAACTGAAGTATCAATTGTAGCGTCAGCAGAAAGAACTTGAGTGTCCTTAAGTGTAAACTTATTCAGTTCATAAGTCAGAACCTCTTTATAAGTTTCTGCACTTCCATAATCAGTATTAACTTCAATAGTTCCACTATTAGTAAATTTGAGTAATGGTTGATCTACAGTAGCAACATTAAACTCAAATTTAAGTTCTGGTGATGCAGTAATGATACTAGATGATGTTGCAGCATCACCAACAAACTTGAAGGCATCACTATTAAAAGTAATAGAATCACCAGAGAATTGGAAATCATTAGCATTGAATACTGGACTTGAGAAGATATTTCTAATATACTCTAAGTCAACAGTTCCATTAATTACAGTGCCTGTAGTATGTGTTGGGAAGTTAGCAGGATCAGCATCAAATGATCCAGTACTCTTGACTGCATATACATTAGTTCCATAGTAAACAAGAATATCATCAGGATCTAATGGAGTTAGTGTATGAGTTGCATCAGTAGAAGTTGTAGTAATATCAACGTAAATTTGAGAGTTGAGATTCCCTTCTGTTTCTGCAAGTTGAATCGTGTTTTCATCAACTACATGAACGTAGTATGCAGTACCCTCAATTAAAGGATTAATTGAAACTCCACCATTATTAGTGTAAGTTGCTTGTACTCCCTCGGTTAAATTATGTGCAGTAACTGTAATTGTATCGGCATTGATATCTACATCATTTGTTGGGTCAAAATCATTTGCATCGTATGGGGAAACTGCGGATTCACCCTCTACCCATTCGGTTACATCAGTTAAATCTACATATTCAAAATTAGTAATGTTGCTTACTCTATAAAGAGAGTCAGTGAGAGATATAGTTTGAATACCACCATTGAAGAATCTGAAAGTATCGTCATCAAATCCAGTTTCTTTTTCTGCAGTAATAAAGGTATCAAGATCAACGTCCCTAACTGCACCAAGAGTTACAAATGAAATTCCATTAAATCCTTCAAATTGATTCTCTTCGCTATTATAACGAATCATACCAAGTTGTCCAATTGGTCTATCTCCAGTAGTACCAACTGGAACTACAACTCCATCTGTTCCTGTAAATTCAATTGTAGATGGACTCAATGCAGATAATTCAAAATTACCAGCAGTTGTTTTAATTATTCCTGTACCAGTAAGTGATAATGAATTATCAATAGTAAATGTTTCAGCATCAAGTTGTTTTACTTGAACAGAACCTAATTTTTCATCAATACTTACGGTAGTTTCTGAAGTTAGGTTTGTTACAGTTAATTCAAATCCTTCACCCTGACCACCTAAATTGCTATTTGAAACCGTTAAAACATCATTGGCACTATATCCTTCTCCTAATTCATTAAATTCTACTACGGTAACATTACCATTACCATTAATGGTAAGTACCATTTGAGTTGTAGGTGTTGTTGATGCAACAATGGTTCCAGTACCATCATCATATTGCATGTCACCATCAGAAACTCTAATAGTATCTCCGATTGAATATCCACTTCCGCCATTAACAATAACAACTTTTTCAACTACACCTTGAGCATTTACTGTAACGTCTGCAGAAGCACCAACACCACCAGATCCACTAGCAACTCCTGTAACCTCAATAGAAGCTCCAGATCCAGTAGTTAATGCAGATGGAGATATTTGCAGTCCAGTTCCAACTACAATAGTGGCAACTTCAAATGCTGCTCCAGTAGGAAGACCTAAAGAAACAACACTAGCAGTTACACCTGAGTATCCAGCAAATGAAATACTGTCTCCAACATTATATCCAGTACCGCCATTTGAGATAGTAACTGTTGAAACTACTCCTCCAATAACGTCAAGTGTTACTGTGGCACCAGTTCCAGATCCTCCATTAACTGCAACTCCAGTATAACTACCATCAGTAAATCCCGTACCGCCGTTATTGATATCAATTCCAGCAATAACTCCAGCACCAGTTCCACCTACATCTGTAGAAAGTACGCTAAGAGTATCTCCAACGAGATAGTTTGAACCAGCATTATTAACTACAACATTTGTAACTGCATTTCCAGAAACAGTTATATCTGCTGTTAATCCCGAACCACTTCCTCCATTGAGGTTAACATCTAAATACGTACCATTAGCATATCCAGAACTTCCAGAAGTAATACTGATACTGCCTACCGTTGCAATAGTAATATCATCACCATCTACAGTTAAAACATCAGTTAGTGAATAATTTCCTCCTGTATTTTGAATATTAGCCTGAGTTACCGATCCACCACTGACAACAATATCTGCGGTAGCACCAGATCCTGTTCCACTAGAAGTTGTAAGTGGTAATCCTAAATATGTACCATCCGTATATCCAGATCCACCATTAGTAACTGATAATGTATCTATTCTAGATCCACCAACATCGGAAGTATTGATTGATAACTGATCCCCTACAGTATAATTTGATCCAACGTTATCGGGAACAACTGCAGTAATTAAACCTCCAGAGATTGTAATATTTAAGGTGCCATTTGTCCCCGCACCTCCAGAAACTGGAACATTTGTATAAGTTCCATTAACATAGTTTTCGCCAGCATTAAGAATATTAAATGTTTGCAAAGCTCCTGCAGGGGCAGAAGATATTGAAGTAATTGATACTCCTTCATATAATGCTTGAGTGTATCCTACACCTGCATTTGTAATTGCTACTTCAAATGCAACAGTAATATCTGCAATCGCTCCATTTCCAGTTCCACCCTCAATAGTTACATTTGAGTAATTTCCTAATGCATAGTTAGACCCACCTACAAATTCAAAAGTATCAATAGATTCATTAATAAATCTTGCATTTCTATAAAATTCAATTTCACCTGGATTAAATCCTGCAACTTTTCCTGAAATATTTGTAATTCCAACACCAAAATTTAAGTTGCCAAGATCGTAACTATAAATTCCAGCAAACTCACTTCCTGTAAATTTAATTGCTGGAGCATTGTAATCTCCATCATTTAATGTAATAGATCCATTTGCAAGAATGTCTCCTCCGACATCTAACTTAGCGACGTTAGTATAAGCATCGGGATCTCTACCAATGTTAACAGATCCAGAATCTGTTGCTAACCAAAGATCTGAAGTAGTTCTAACTGCACCCGTAATATCAACTTCATACTCTGGGGTATGATTAAAGATACCAACTTTTGCCTCACTTTGATCTAAGAAGATCTGTGCTGCTTGTAAAACTCCAGTAGTTGCTGGAGGAACTGGAGTTGCATATGTTGGATTAAATGCAACATCACCACGGATGTTAACAGTATCTGCATCAGCATCACCAATAGCAACTTCACCAGCACCGCCAACAGTTGCAGAGAATTCAGATGTACCTTGTACAATCAGATCTCCAATAATAGTTGCATTACCTTCAACTTCAAGATCTCCTTCAACTGTAGCATCTCCACCAATTCCACCAGATGATTGTTGTACTAAAAGGGACGAAGTAACAATCTGACCAGTATTTTCAATGGTTGGGGTTTGAACAAGACCTCCAAATCTTGCACTACCATCATTTCTAATGGTGGTATTTGATGACTTACTCAGTGATGCAATATCAATAGTCAGTCCACTTTGGAAAGTTCCACTTGTAGTAATAGTTGCTTCATTACCATTAGATCCTCCCATATCTGGGTGAATGGTACAATAATAATAAAGATTATTAGGTGTTTGATCTGTTACTATAATTTGAACACCATTGATAGCACCATTTTCATCGTAGTGATTTCTTACATCAGTGCTAAAATCCGTTCCACCACCATGAGTTCCATCGGCAGTGGTTGAAAATCTAAATGGATGGTTTTCTGCGTTTGCATCAGAGAATATAAAACTATAAACGTAATTTCTTCTAAACTGAAGATCAGGTTTTTCTACATGCCCATTTCCATCTCCAAGATCAATAAAATATCTATTTCCACCTGGATCATTTACTCCAGGAAGAACAATAACATCATAATTAATATACCCAAATGCACCATCTACTGTAGATGTCCAAGGAGTGCCTTGAATTGGTGCTGCAGTATCAACATAATAAGTTGAGAATAATCTATCACCTACGTTATATCCATCACCAGTATTACCAATCCCAACTTCATCTGCAATTAATACACCAAGATCAGTAATAGTGAATGCAAATCCAGAACCACTACCAACACTATCTACAAATGTAAGTACATCTCCTACGTTATATCCAAATCCTTCCCAAGGATTGACATTAGCTACAAAACTCTTAATGGATCCAGGAAGTTGGGTTAAGGTATATGAGAATCCACTTCCAGGGGATTGTACTAATCCTTGAGTGTTTGCATCGACATATTGAAGATCTGCATTATTTACAGTAAGAACATCTCCTTGAACATATCCTGTACCATGTACTACAATATTAACTTCGCTAACAACACCATTAGCACCAACTACAAGGTTTGCTTGAGCACCTGTTCCAGATCCTCCTTGAAGTGGTACGTTATTGTATTCATAGGGACCATAATATCCACTACCTCCATTGATATTACCACCATCAATACCATAGATTTCAATATCTACTAAACCACCTGAACCACTACCAGTTGATGCTACAATTGGTTCTGTTTGTTGTGTACCAGCAGCATATCCAGAACCAGCATTGGTGATTGTTCCTAAGAATGGACTTACAACTGCAGTAATTGACGCTCCAGTTCCTGCTCCTCCAGTAAGTGGAATAGTGTGCTGACCACCAGGATAATTACTACCAAGAGATGCAACTGTAATATCACCAATACTAGATTGAACAAAATCAATGTCTGCAAGAGCAGAAACATTTCTACCAATCTGAAGTTTTCTTGAACTGTTAAATCCAAATGCCATTGGAGAACCCAATGGTTGGGTTAAAATAAGATCACCACTATCATCTACTGCATATTCAGTATAATCAGTATCTCTAAAAATACCAACTGTATTTGCATTGATGAATGTCAGTGATGGATTTGGAGATGAACCATCCAGAAGTTCTAACCTAGAACCAAGTTCAATACCATTGGTACTTAAGTTCTCAATAGTATCTCCAGAGAATTGAAGATTTCCTACACTAATGCTAGTAGGAAGAATTGTTGTAGTATTGCCAGATCCAGTTACAGTGACACTATCAAAGGTAGTTCCTGCAGCACCACCACCTGCAAAGGAAATCGTTCCTTTTTCTTGATCAACAAATAAAGCATTACCAACACGGAAGTCCCCGTTCTGGTCCATGCTGGTAAAGAGGACTCTACCACCACCAGATTCAATAACTTCGTCTGCTTGTACTACTGTACTGATATCATTGGAGGAATCAGCACCTACACCAATATAACCAAAGTTATGAACAACACAACGTAATCTTACACCCTTACCAGATGCAGTAACACCACGCTCACCATATACAGATGCCGAACCAATAGAACGAAGTTCTGCACCAAAGTCAGTGTAATCTGCTAAAGTGATGAAAGATGCACTACCACCACTAGAAGATCTAATATCTTGAGAGGTAATACCACCATCAAAGATATCAGTGCTACCATCTAATCCATTAAAATGGAGAAGGAGTGAAGTATTTACGTCAGCAGTAAATTCTGCAGTAGGAACTGTAAATGAAGCACCAGTATATCTTGCAACACCTTTACTGATTCTTACTTCATCAATACTACCTGCCAGATCTGCTGCACCATTAAGGTTGGCACCAATTACAAGTGGTTTAGTTGTCCCATAATCATTGGTGTCATTGTAAGTGGATCCAACTTGAGATCCGTTGACATACATTCTAGTGGATGTTCCACTTCTTACTACAGCGATATGATACCAATTACCTGCTGCAATGGTGCTAGTAATTACTGCAACATTATTGACATAATATGTCAGATCAGTTCCATTAAAATAAACAACAGGAGCAACTTCTACAATAGCACTTTGTCTAAAATCAAATAGAATTTGTGCAGATGCAGTGTTGTCAAGATATACAAATCCCTCTAATGTAAAGTCACCTGTTCCGAAACCAAAATCAGATGATCCATTAAGAGTTAAGTAATCGCCAGTGCCATCTAAAAGTAAACTTGCTGTACCAAGTTGCTTTCTTCCAGTATCTAATTGTGCGTCACCATTTACAGTTACAGTTTTTCCATCTAAATCTGCTGCTGCTTCTGTAAATTCTCCTGTGCCTTGACCGTCAATGTAAATATAAGTCCCATCATTCTCATCAATAGTGCCACTCGCCAGCACCGTTGTTCCATCAGTATCATATAAAGATACAGTATTACCAGCAGCAAATGTGCCAGTAATATTGCTAAGTTTTAATCTAGTTCTACCTGCTCCTGTAAAACCAGATCCTCCAGGGTTTTCACCCTTAATACTATCGGCAGCAAAGTATGTGAATGAGTTTAACCATTCAGAACGAGCACCATTTTTGAGATACAGACCTACTGAATTGGGTACAACAAATGTACACTCGTTAAACAGCAGTGCTGCTTCTGAGGAGGCACTACTAACAATCGAACCGTCTACTAAGGCACCTCTACCAGCGTCTCCAGCAGCGTATCCATAGGGGTCACTAACAGAAGTAGTGCTACCCTTTGTAATTACACTACAGCGTTGAATATAAGGTCTTCTTCCACCATTATCTACAATGTAAGTAGATGCTAATCTAAATGCGTATCCTGTGTCATTTGTTGCGTTATAATAAAAATCTTTTACACAAAGATCCTCAATATTACAGTCACCTTGAATTAAGAATCCATCTAAATCATTTGTGGGAACTGTTGGTTTAATAAATGTTGATTTTAACCCAGCACCTTTAACTGAAACTCCAACAGGAATGGTTAAGGGAAAAATTTCATCAAATGTTCCTGATGAAACTAAAACAGTATCACCTAAACTAGCATAATTATCCAAACAATACTTTAAAGTTTGAAAAGCAGTGCTTGGAGTTTTACCCCAAGCATTTGCTCCTGTAGTTTCCCCATGTCTAGGATTTACAGAACCAAGTGTTGCCTTGTCTGTTCCATTTTTTGAAACATACCAAGTATTCCCAACTCCATCAGTGATGGAACTTGAGAACATGGAAGGAACGATTTTTTCATCGTTCGGATCCGCATTGGCAATCTCCTCGATAGTACCCGCATTGTTAACAAATAGGGTTCTATCGACAATATTAAGGGCGACTTCCTTATCTGTAAGATCAGAAGTCGTCGGAGCTGAGTTCGGAGTTAGGGATCTCTTTAACTTGATTCTGCTTGCCATTTATAGCATTCTCTGTTTCTATAATACTATTTAACCGATTTGATAAATCTTTATTTCTCGCCTCTAATACAATATTTGTAAGAGTCAAGTCAGTTACCTTTTTTTGTAAGGTAGCAATAAGGACATTTACATCTAATTCATTGTTCATTGATTAACCTCAGGTGAATGTTCCCCCATCAATGGTATCAGTCCAGACGGGGACCCCAGCAGCAGTTACTGTCAGGATCTGGAATGACGTAGCAACGTCAGGACCAATGCCTGGGTTTGCCATGTTTGCGGCAGCGGTCTCTAAGAGTTCGCCAGCGCCATTGCCATAAAGAATGCCGTTGGTATTGAATTCTGATCTTCCAGTACCACCATGCTTTACAGCAAGGTCAACATCAAGTTCAAGATCGCCCAGTAAAACTGTGCCTCTTGAAACTGTGATAGCAGTTACTCTTAATTGAAGATCGTCAGTTACTGCAACACCCCCAATAAGATTACCAGGAATGGTGAGCAAATCACCTTCTTGATAATAAGTACCACCACTAGTAATTGTAATGTTACCAATTAAGATAGCACCTGCTGCATCTCTAACAACAGTAACTTCAAAACCAGAACCTTGCCCACCAGTTGGGTTGAGATTGGCATATGTCTGATTTGCTGCACCTACAAGAGTAGTTGATACTTCATAATCAAGATCACCCTGTTCAATCTTGACAGATTGCACAGCACCAAAAGTATGAGTGAAGATGTTATTAGTATTAGTGGCATCCTCAATGAATGTGAATGCACCAAGACCATCTTCACCAGCGGTTCTGTCAAAACCGAAGAATCCATGCTTAATTGCAGATCCATTGTGGTAAGAGTATTGAATACCACGATCCATACCATCATTGGATCCTTGAGTTACAGTTACAAAATCCCCAATCGAGGCATTGTTAGAAAGACCTCCACTAAGATTTAATATAGTAGTTTCAAAAATAGTTGCATCAGTTGCATCTTTGACGAATGCTACAGTTTGTGGAGTTCCAGTATTTCCATCAGTGAGGAGATCTCCCTCGTAGAAAGAACTTTCTCTCAAAGTCAACGCTGGAAGAAGTGTGATTCTTACCGTATTTGCAGTTTGAGTTTGGAATGTACCAATCTGTTGATATACTCCACCATCGTAATGATATATTGGATCACCAATAGATGGAGGATTTGTAAATCCTGCTGCAGTGTGAAATACAACTTCAATAGAACTGATAGTTCTTCCACCAGTACCAATAAAATCACCAGTAACTAATCCACCAGTAGCAATTCCACTAGGATTGTCAATATTAATTGTTGTAGATGCAGCAGTTGCATTAGCAGATAATGCTTTTTCTGATGTAGTATCACCGATGTTAAAGACAGGATCATTGACCGTCATTTCGGTCGAATTTACAGTCGTGGTTGTACCAGCAACCTGGAGGTTACCACGAACAATCAGATCACCAGCAGCATCGCCACTTCTTGGATCTGGATCAAGAATTAACTGAGTACCAGCGTTTGTAGAAATTGTATTTCCATCTAAACGAATATTATCAAGATTAAACTGACCAGTTTGATTTGTAGTTCCAGTTGTAGTTTGAACGCCATTAAATGTCACATCAGCATTGAATGTTGTTGTTGATTCAACAGTTAAGATATCTGTTGAATCAGTACCAAGAGTTACATCATTATCAACAACCATGTTGTCGATCCATGCAGTGGAGGCAACTCCAAGACCACCCGCAATCTTTACTGCACCAGTAGTATCACTGCTTGCATTAGTGGTATCATTAAATTGAAGTGCAACTCCATTGTCAAATGTCCAGTCAGCACCATCTACTCTAACAGTATCGGTGTTCAATTCGTCATAACGAATGCCACCATCACCATCAGTACCAAATTGAATCTTAAGATCGTCATCTAAACGGAACTCAGGAGTATTAACTCCAACACGATCTAAACGAAGAACGTTTGCTACTTCATCAAATCTAAATTCGATGTCTCCAGTAGTACCGAACTCTAATTCTTGACTGTCTTCAATGACAAGTTTTCCAAGTCCGTTAGCTCTAAAGATAAGATCTGTGTCTGTAGTATCAGTTTCAACTACGTTAGCGTCAATATTAACGTCGTCTACTCTGAAACGATCTACTTTTGAGTTATTATCTACAATAACTGCAGAATCTGATGTCAACGTACCATGTACGTGATCCAACATGTCGGTGAAATACTTACCACCGATTACTTGAACTGTGGTGTTGTTATCACCAACAAAAACTCTGTCGCCACGGTTAACCTGAGTACCAGCACCAACCGTTACTGCAAGTTCACCGAACTCTAGCGAAGCAGGTACTGTTGTACCCGTACTTCTTTTAATTAGGATGGTTGATGCCATCAGAATGATCCT